GCTTCTTTTTTGTCATACTTCCACTTCTCTAGCTCTTCGCGGAGGGGAGCGGTGTATTCTTCGAATTTTCTAACTATATGTGCTATCGTTAAGATCTCATTTTTGCCTGATAGCCTGTGAAATCTTAACTGGTTCCATACATAGTTGAATAAAGGCATCAAGTGATCCGGAACATCAATGTTACCTTTACCATCTGGTACAGTCCAGTCCGCCGTTGGCAGTTGTTTGTTTTCTTGGTTCATGGTTATTTTCTTTTGAAGTTAACAGGCGCATGAAGATCGGTTTCATTTATTTCGAATAGCAAGTCATGGTTAACTATATCAGGCCTATCCGTTGCGAACAAACCGACTGTTGAATCGTAATGCTCATTTAGATGGCATATCTCTTTGCAAAACTTATTGAATTCTTCTTGAGACATTTTATCTAATAAAACTTTAATAAACCAATCTTTTGAATACGAATCATCGGATACTTGGCACCTTTGAACTGTTTTTATTGATATTCGTTCCATAATCTTAATCTTTACCCACCATACGGTGGAGGTTTGTTACTTGTTTTAAAAACCACCTGCCTAATGGTCGACAGGTGGCCATTTTTGAGTTGTTTAATCCCTGCTGGAGGGAGGTTTTTATCTGAGAACGGCGAATGTTCTTCCGCTCTCCGTCATGATGTACGACTTATCCTTAACGAAAACAGGATGCAATGAAGTCGGAGTCGAAACGAACGCAAAACATCCTTTATCCTCTTCTGAGGCAAAATGAAACTTGTGAAGTTTACCGAACTCATCAGGAGAAGTATCTTTGTGTGCCAGGCAATAACTTTCACCTAAAAACTGATTGTGTTCCCGTCCGTCTATGGACAATCTTCTTAAATAAAACATGTCTATATGAATTTATGTATATGCCTACTCTATAAGGTTTTCGGCTTCCCCTGTGTGATTTACTTATCCTTCACGAACTGACCGTTGATCATTTTGCCTGTACGCTTGCTTATTACAGAATAAGCCTTAGCTAAGCAGTCCTCTAAATACACGTCCTGCATCTTGCACTGGATGATCAAAGTCACTAGCACATCGCCTATAGCGTCTATTACTTCGTGTCTGTCCTCTACTGCAGTTGCCGCAACAAGTTCTCCCGCCTCTTCCAATGTCTTTAGTGCCTGCTTAACAGGTGTAGCCTTTTCAAGAATGCCTTTTTCCTCGGCCCATTCTTCTACTTTTGTGATTAGTTCTTGCATGGTTAATAAAAAAACCCTGTCAGGAATCCGGCAGCGTCTCACTTCTACCTTCATCCTAACAGGGCTTCTAATGCCTTTATTTGCCTATAATGTGAGACGGGCAATTGATTTATAATACAAAGGAAATAAAAATTTACGTTACTTACAAATATGTAAATAAATATTTTTCTTTACTTATGCCTGAACCAACTATAACCGTTCTTTTCCTCCGCCTTGAACCTGGTGTTTACCTGACCTCCGTGTAGCAAACGATCACAGAACTTCGTATATGCTACGTAGTTCAACAGCGCCATATCCGTTAGTCCGGCATCGGGTGTTTTCTTGTAATGGTTGTCGACGCGTAGCTGAAAGTATACATCCAACAGATCGTGTATGAACTGCAGTACAGTGTCTCTGTCACCCCCCACCAGACCTGCATTCAAAAGTTGCCTAGATCCGTACTTGCTGTAGAACTCCGTAAGCAATGGTGCCTTATGGTTGGCGGTAATCCATTGGCATGCCACATGCTGGTTTTCATCACCCAGGTACAGTTTGCCGTTATCCATCTCACCGAACGGGTTGCGCAGCATTTCAACATCGGTACCGTCAACACAGAACACTTTATCAACGTCGGGATTACCACGCAGATAGTCCCGTATGCTGACCCAGCGTTGAAAGTAAGGGTTCAGTGAAGTGCTTACCCTTTCGTATTTTACAGATCCTTCCGTCTTACTTTCAATGAAATCCTGCAAAACAACCAATTCCTGCCCTTTTAGTGACTCGATAAGACCGGACAGTACCGAAGTATCGCCTTTCATGTTTTCGTGTCTCTGAGGGTCTTTTACGGCAGTGAAAAGCGTTGTGATCAGGATGTTTCTAGGTTCCATGAACTGGATGAACTCTGATGAATGTCTGCTCGCCTCGAATTTCGGCATATTTGCCCTGACACTCTCCATGCGTGCATTGTGATGAATACTGCTGATCACTTTTCCTTCCTCGTCTAAGGAATGAATAAGCTCTTCACTTCCGATAACATCCCCATATCTGAACGAAGTAAGCCCCGCATTGTAAGCCCGGCACGAATAAGACGGGTGCTCCCACCCGTAGAGGCCGAAACTTGTGTCCATTCCGCCTATACGATCTATGCAAGTTCTGGACATATACAGCATACATCCCCTTGAATGCGAATAAGCTTTGTGCTTATCGTCTTTGTACAGCAATATGCTGTCACCTATCTTATGCGGTCCTTTGACATCCTCGAACTGATACATCAAATGGTGCTCAGGAGATTCAACGTAAGGCTTCCACCAATCGGATGAAGTCGGCCAACAGTCAGAATCAAATAGAAAGAAGTGATCGCACCCCATTCTGTAAAGCAATTCAATGCATTTGTTCTTTGCCTTGGCAACTCCTGCCTGCCGGTCAAACCTATATGTTGCCTCTGACACTGGCTTCGTGCTAGCATCGTCGACCACTACTAACTTAGCTCCCTGGGGAAGAAAACGTTTTACTTCCTGATAGCAACGTTGAAAGACGTCGTACCTGTTATGTTCGGTTATAGCAACCCCTATCATCGGGTAATGCCCTTGCTCGGGAAGTCCGTTATCTATCAGTTCCAATGCCTCTCTCAGCTTCGAGGCCAAAGGGTTATTTTGCGTCATATATTACTTTTCCTTATTGGTCTACCATTTGCGTCTCTTCTTACCTGAAAGCTTTCACTGCACCTGCACTGTATCACGTTCTCTGCACTTCCCTGCGGTGATGCCGGATAATCCATAATGTCTATTCCGCCATCCTTCTTAGGAACCTCGTATGATGTCTCCAACGGCAACCAGTCAACTGTATTCATCTGTCTGTGACTGTTGCGAGTGCGATCGTCGCTGAAAGCGTCCCATCTCTTATCCCAATAGTAAGGCGATGTCACCATTGCAAGCCTCTGCCCTCGATTTATCGCATTCATGCTCTCGGTTCTGGCTATCAGCATAGACCTGTTCCTGTTCACCTCTCCGCTGGCTTCCTGTCTGATGTTCTTAGCTATTTCACGGCCTCCCAAGCCTTCCTGCAACCCTTTCTCTATTATCTGCCCTATCGCTTTACGAGTGGTATCCATTACGTTTCGTATTCGAGACAGTATGTTCAAGTTGTAATAGTCATTGGCAATAGATCGCCACAACTTTATCATTTCACCTTCGCTCTGACCTATTCCGAGAAAGGATGCCAGATCGTCAAGTATATCCTTGCGCTCCATATCGGGTCTGTAACCTTTCTCTTCTGCTGCAATAGGTGTTATGTACCGGCTCCATGCTTCCTTGGCCTCACCGGGTATCAATGTCAGGTAAAGCTTTCTGTATACCGTCTCTAACTGCTCAGAACTCGGATCGATCTGCCTACCACTGTCATACTGCGCAGCTGCTTCACGATATTGCTTTGCTAGGGCCGATAGCAACTGCCTTGCGTATCGGTTTTCGTACGTTTTAGCCCTTGCTATGATAGTTCTGTGATTCAATATGCGCTGTCGTGGGGTCATTTGCTCCTTTCATAAACCAAAATACCTGCATACACGGCACATAGGCCCAATGCAGTTATAAAACACCATCCCATAACGGGCGGCATGTACCTTCCTATTTCAATGAGAACTGACACTACGAAAGCAAGAGCCGCTATCAGGATCAGTATTTGGATTGTGTCTTTAAGCTTTGTCATTATAGCTGCTTCTATCAATTATTAACTTAAGATCATCTCCGCTTACATTCCCAATAACCGTGTGCCTTTCTTTATCATCATCAATGTCAACGTTTGGGTCAATATCATTATCCTTACACCAGTGATGAAAGGTATTTTCAGTTTTACGCTTGAATTCTCCCTCTACTGTAATTTGTTCCCTAACGATATCGCATTTTTGCTCTAAGTATTTCAGATCTGACTCTAAGCTATTTACAAGTAAATCTTGGTGCTTTAGCCATAAACGAGTGCTTTTTATGTATGACTTTCCTTCTTCTGTTAAATTTTTATTCTCCATAATCATTCAAATTATTATTATCCAACAAATCAGTGTTAATGTCTTCCACTGGCGCCACAGCATCTTCCAGTGTGATCAGACCTGATGGTACAAGAATCTTGTCGCCATCCGGCACCTCGTCATAATCCATTACCTTGCGTTTTTCGTTAACTGTGAGCCAGTTTGCTGTGCTTAGCCATGTGGCCTGTTCCTTCTTGTCAGGTTGCAGCTCGGGAAAGTATTGAAGATCACTCACATATTCGATTGTATTGTCGTTATATGCACGCTGTATGTACTTGGTGATATCATCATCAATACGCCTTAAAAGAGGCATCACACACTTGGTTATTAGCTGCTTGTCAGCTGTCTCCGCATTGGCATAGCTGGCGTCCCCTTCGATTAGTACCTTAGGAAACTTGTAAACGGCACAAACCTTCTGCAAGTGGTTTTTATCTGCTTCTATAAGCTTTAGGTCTACTGGGCTGACACCTATCTGCGTCCATTTGACTTCGCTTGGCGAGACAACTATATCTCCACCGTCGCGGTACAGACCCATATGGTAATCTCGCCACCTGTCTTTGATACCTATTATCTGTTCTTCCGTCAGGTCACCTACGTTTGCTCCACCGCTAAGTATTCCGAGCGGCGCCATATTACTGAGCAGCTTACCCTCTGCCGCTGTTGCGTTGTGCATGATGCTCATTGTAGGGACAAGCGACTTCATCGGTGCCATTCCGTATAACATCTGTTCAGGTCCCTGCATCTGAGTTACCGGATTGAAGTACTTGGTATGCTGCACCTGTTCCTCGGGAATAACGTAGTCAGCGAAATAGCTAACCTTGTACCCCGAAACAGGCTTAGTTCTGTCTTTACTCGTAACGATCTGAACACAGGGACTAGGTACGGTCCAGATAGCTTGCGGCCATGTAGATTGGTTACCTGCTCCCGGCACATCATACTTCCAATAGGCATTACCTGTAAGCAGTAAGTAGCCGAAATAAGCCTCTTTTAGGGTCTTTTCAGTGTCCAATGGATTAGGGGCAGCAATAACGTCTAGGAACGGATGAGAATCCACCTGTTCGAATGCCAGTGCTTTTAACGCCTTCAGCTGCACTCCAGATACACCGTTCTTAGTGGCTACACGGTAGGCTTTGGCTGCCCGCTGGTTCTTTACTTTCATAATCTGACCTGGCGCATCGCTGGCCTTGTCCGTTATCTGGCTGATGATGGCATACAGGTATGGTAGCGATTTATATCCCTTGAGAATATATGTATCGGTATTGTCGTCAACCTGTACCCAATAATCACCTATAAGTTTCCAATCAGGTACAGGTATCCCATTGCTAGCCCTTTTATGGATCATTCCGTTCCTTCCCTTCAAACCCAATCCTCTTAGAATGTCTAATCCCATTTTAAATCTTATTTAATCTGGAGTATTCTTTAAATTCAGATATAGCAGCAATGTTGTATGCTGTTGCTGCTTCTTCCTCAGTATTAAATACCCCTATATGTGTACGTTTACCTTTCATAGAAATATATGCTCTATACTTTCCATATTTTAGCTTTTCTACACCTTTAAACTTATATTTTGAGTCCAACCTTTTACGCCTGTTCATTTGATTTTGAGCAACGGTAGCCTCTCGTAAATTTTCGATTCTATTATTGAGTGTATCTCCGTCAATATGGTCTATACATTCAGGTAGATATCCATGGTGATAAAGAAATATTAACCTGTGTACCCTAGTTTGTCTACTCTTGAAACCAACCATCCTGTACCCATAAAACCTACATACATATCCTGCTTCCTTACCTACTTTAGCCCTACCATTCAGTCCTTTTTTCCATAGCAGTTTTCCTTCATGAGTATAACTGAAATGTTTTTTTACGTCTTCCTGAGTTATATCCATTCTAGTATAATTTAAATTGTTTCTTTAGCCCAATAGTCATCATCTCGTGATACCTAATAGCATCCATAGCGTGGTTAAACTGATCTATCGGTTTATTCAATGTATTTCCTGCCTTATCCTTGTCCCAGCAGTAGAATCTAAACTCCTTGATGATATTTGTGCTCGAGGTGGTCACTAGATACTCCTGTGTCTGCATTGTCTGTATACCAAAATTGATGCTATCCGATCCTTTGGCTACAGGACGGATATTCACTCCCGCCCGCCTTATTTCCTCTATACTTTTAGGCTCGGCGCTGTCTGCGTATACCGTAACTCCTTTTGGCAATATGGCTGCTATATCCGCATTCACCATTCCCGTTCTGTAACACACCTCGTCCAACACCCTCTTACCATTCCACACATAGACAGCCACAATTGCCGTAGGATCGTTAGTATACCCAAAATCCAGACCCATCCCTATACATCTTGCATCTTTTGGCAACGTGTCGATCGTTTTCCAGTTAGAGAATACTACTCCCTCAAGAGAACCTAACTGACCCAATCCATACACCTTCCACCAGTTCTCCCAATACGAGCTAGTTTTAGCCTTTTCACGGGCTTTTTCTATTTCCTTGACTATCGATTCTGGTAACGCCTCATTGTCCTTATATGTAAGCGTTAACCACTCCACATCGTCATCATTCTTAAGTTCGGAATACACCCAAAATTCGTGACTCGGGTTGAAGTCAAGCCATATCTCATGCGATGTACGTATTGCAAGCTGATGATAAGTGTCAAAGGTTATGTTGTTGCACTCGTTAACGTATAGGATATTACGTCTGGGTCCCCGTACCTTATCCTCTTGGTCAGCACTGAAAAACTCTATGTAAGATCCGTTCGTAAATGTATAGGTAAGCAATGTGCGGTTATAGTTGGAATCAATGTATCTGTTTGTGGCCTTCATTATCTTAAGGAAGTCCTTCAGTGCTCCTTTCCTTAAATGGGGTACAGACTCTGATACAACGGATATTTCCATTCCAGGATTTCTTGCCGCTCTATCAATAAGGATAGGAAGTATACCGAACGTCTTGCCTGCGGATGTACCTCCGGGTACGACCTTTACCCTCTTCCTAAGCTGACGGAGCTTACTTATTGCCGTTGTATACTTAAATTCACTCATCGTTACCGAACAATGGCTGCTCCTGTTTTAATGTAGTTTCTGAACGCTCAACCAATCCATTAAGGCGTTGCGTAATGGATGGATTATATATTCCTGTCATGCCGCCCTCTATCTGATCCTCACGTATAATTCTTTTAATCGCGCGGCAGATGTCCATAAATTCTGTGTACAATCCGTCTTGATTATTGAAATATTGGTCAACTCCACTGCATACACGTTGCTCAAACAGATAATTTTCAAAACCTTCAAAAGTTAGCGGCCTTTCCTTTTCCCTGTAAACAGATTCAGCTTCTTTGCCTACAAAATCGTGTACTAGTTTAGGCCTGTCTTTGACAGATTTCTTGTACGCCGTAAAATGCTCCCACATCTTTTCAGGACTTTCAATAGACTTTGGCCTTCCTGCTCCCATAACCAATAATTCTCCTATCTAAAGCAAAGATATGTAATTTACATTACTTACGCAATTGTAAGTTATTTTAACAAAAAGTCAGCAAGATCAAGACCCAACCGACGGTCATCATCTACAGCTATTTGTTCTATATGATCAGAAATACTAAAGCCGAATTCTCTCGCTTTTACCTTCCATTCATCGTACGCACCCAAATCAGGGAACAATGTCACGTTCCTGTTTCGTAATACGGCTAATTTAGACGCGCTCAGACCCGTTTTCGCCCCGCAGGCTAACCAGATGTATTCCGGGATAAAATTAGAGGCTATAACAGCAGTTTTTTCGCTTTCCACAATCGCAACAGGTTTCCTTGGATCAATAGCAAGCAAATGTTCGCCATATAGACATTGCTTCAAGTTGAATTCCGAATATTTATCCTTGCATTTGTGGAACCATGTGCAAGGGAACGCCTTATCCCTATGACCGTTGTTATCGTACTTGATCATCTTTCCGGATCGTATCTTACCTTTAACGTCGTATTGCCAAAACACAACCCAATCTCTATTCGAAATCGTCAGTCTGTCTATGCCGAACCTGTATGCCTCGATCATTCTTATAACACCGGCCTCTCCGATCTTTTGGACCAGGTACCGACAGAGAGGATTTAGATAGTAGTCCTGCAATGTTTCGTCTACATCTGATCTGTCAATATATGACGGTGGCGGCTCCGGATTCCTGACAGGTGGAACGAAAACATAGTCATCTTTGTCAGTAGGATATTTCAGGTATCCGCAGTTAACCTCACGATCACACCTTCCGAACGTTTCATTCGTCATATAGTTACCCTCAACATCCTTGTATCGAACGAAAGTTTTCTTACCACATGAAGGGCATATAAACTTCTTACTTGACCTGTCCAATTCGTACTTAAATTTCTTCATATAGCATGCCTTTTTGAGATGACCATTTTATATATGGGATGGGTATCCCTTATATATATAGGGATACCCCCATCCTATCCCATATTAAAATCATATGGTATGACTTATATGGGATGGGCATCTCACATATACCCATCCTGCTTTAATACACTCTCTAATGCGGTTTTTTGCATCTATATGGGATGAGTGATAAACATAACCCATCTCACATATATGGGATGGGTCGACCCATCCCGCTTTAAAACACGTTTCAAGGCCGTTTTTAAATATTTTCATCATTTTTCCTGTACATGGATTTTGTCCCATTTTTCCCGTCTTTTACGATAAGATTTAGGTGCAAATAGTGCTGTATAAATACCCTACTTTTAACTATCCCTATTGGGAGATCGTAGAGCTCGCACGCATGAATTATAGCTGTCTGCATTTCACTATAACCCATAAATTCCTGTCCTGAAAAGGCCTTAGAAATAATCTCCTTATGCACAGATATCTCGAAATCCGTTGGGTTTATTTTCCTAGATTTGTTATCGCCGGTCTTAGTGGTTACGCTTCCTGAGAAGCCTTCTATTATTTGTGGCATTCCACGGTCATCCCGATCGAAAGCGAACGACTGAAAAGGTTCGGAGCGGGTATATTCAGGGCTGCACACAATAAGCCGTTTGTCTTCCTCAAGTTCAACCTTCATTACTGTTTCAGACTTATTTATCATTTCGGTGCCCAAATGTCCTCGTGCCGAATCATTTCCCTTGTTGAGATGCAGGATGCTCAATATGTGACAATCAAATTCCTCAGCCCATCTCATAAGGTCTCCCAGCATAAGAGTCGCCTCTTCAGGGCTGTTTATATCGAAAACTAGATCACGTATTCCGTCAATGATAACAAGCTCCGGTTTATACTCTTCAATAAGAGCCTGGATCATCTCTACCCTCTTGTTAGGGTTATGTATCTTTAGATCGTAAAACTTAAGATTCTCACATGTAGTCATTCCCGCCATCAAAAGGATCCAATGTTGTGTACGGCTGGCGTAATACTGACCCTGCTCAGTGTCAACCCACAACACCTTAAGGTTGGATATGGATCTCGAGGCAAGCCATGATGTTACGGTTGTTTTACCCGACTTGGCTTTGCCGACCAACGTACTTATAGACTTCTTTGTAAAAACAGGTATTCCGTTAAGTTCCAGGATACTTTCAGGTTTAGGGATATCAACACCCTGAGGGATTAGAGCTTCGTCAATAAGGTCCGAAAGCGATTTGGACTCCTTGGCCGACGAGGCAATGTTGTTGATTAGGTGTTTGACTTCCATGCTGTTATAATTTTTTCACGGTTCATAGACAAAAAATCCTACGCGGGTATTTTCATTAAAAAATCCTTTAAAGCCTTTTCCTTGTCCTCGGAAAGGTTTCTGTCTCCACTTAGGCACATCGACAACATAGAGCCTGAAACGCCTATTTTCTTGGCAAGAAATCCAATTTTAAAACCTGACTCCCTGACCATCTTCTTAAGAGAACTGTTCATTGTACCACTTATAAAATGATTCAAAATCCTTAGCTATGTAGTAAATCCCGCCTGAACGCTCGACCGATTCCTGATACTGACGTTGAGCCTCTGATTGTACGTCTCGTCCGAACTTCACTTCTATTTTAACAGACCTTCCTTTTATCGTTGCCGAAATGTCCGCGCTGCCCTTCGTACCGGTTCCCTTCTGCCACTCAACCGAACCGATAGTACGTGTGAAACCCAGTACGTCCTTAAACTTCTTTCGCTTATCGACGACACGGCCCATAGTGTTGATCCGCTCTGCCTGCCCACCGTTAAGCTGAATGAACTTGATTATGGACTTGGTCAGTTCGTTTGCCGAGCTGTCTTTAAATTTGGTTGCTATAATGTAGTTCGGTGGCATTGAAGGAGCCTTACGTATCCTATCCTGCCGTTCCATTTCTGAAAGTATCTGTAATGCGGTCATATTGCTATGTTAGGATTACATAGCAAATGTAATGAAAATTTACATTACTTACGAATTTGTAAGTAAATAGATATAAAAAATCCCTCTAATTGTATATTTGAGGGACTTAAGGGTGGTTTTTAATAAATATTTGTGTATATGAAATGAATTTAGCTACATTTCAATCTCTCCGTTTAACTTCCAGTTTAATATTAAAGTATTCGTTTATCCTGTTCTGAAAAGCCATGACTTCTTCCGAAACCTTTCGCATGGTCTCCATTCTGACCCTTAGGCCTGCCATAGGATCCATTACAGCAAATTCTTTCATGTTGTCCTTGCCTCTCTTCTGCTTGAACAGAACACGGGCGTGTTCAAGGAACTCTTCGGGTGTATACCATTTCTTGGTATTATGGTGATAAATCCAACAATTGGACAATCTGGCTTCACTTGCCAATGATATCATATATGGAGGTATTTCCTCCCTTAGTTTTCGTCTATATTCGTCCCATGACACTTCCATGGCACAAATCTATACTAATATTCTTAGTATTTCAAATAGTCTGAGTTAAAATAGTGACGTTGAATCTACCAACCCGTTACCTGATACCCACGACTTACCGATAGGTTTCTGAATATCCGCATAGTTGGTGTCTATGTTTCGCATGGCCGTTATCCTGACCACCTGATGTGCGTTCAATTCACCTTCCCAAGGTTTAATCAGTTCCTCTACTTCTCCGCGTTCCCTGGTGTTGAGCCACTGATCGAAGTCTTTCGGTTCAATAATGAGAGGCATGCGCTTTTTCTCGTTATGGATAACTTCAAACTGAGGGTTGGCCTTGGTGGTTATTACGCTGAACGTATTCTTGATTTCACCAGTGTCCTGATCGGTCCACGGATTGTAGACGATGCCGATCGGTATCATCCCTCCTTCTTTATAACAGAAATAGTTCTCCGTCTCTTTAACCCCAGGCACCTTATGAGGTTCGTAGAAACCCTTGACCCATAATATGCCGCGTCTCTTCGGGATGGAACTGCGGTAACTGGCCTTTTCGAAAATAGTCTCACCCTCCGCGTTCAACGTGTTGGCGTATTTCTTCGCTTCTGCTTCCGTTTTAACCCAATGGGGTATAAGTTTCCATTGCGATAGTTTTATGCTGTCCTGAGCCTCGGATAGCACCGTAGGAAGAAACGGCCTTGCGAATCCGTCTGCATTGAAGTGTTCCTCGAACTCGTTATCTATGTGGTAGTCTTTGATAATAAGCTCCTTAAGGTATCTACGGAGTTCTGCAGAATTGGGTGTAGCGGTATTGTAACACATGGGTAAACATTTTATGCTAATATAGTGTTTTCCGGATATGATTAAAGACCTTACACCGGATATTGTTAAGCTCATGTATGATAAGGGGGTTACTTTTCTTTATGCGCCCGGGCAGTTCTCAGAAGATGACCCCATGTGGGTTCCAATGATAGTACCTCTTGAAGAATTCTATTGGGTAGACGTCTATGGCGATTCTATTCTTACAATAACCGAAGCATTGAAGCTTCCGTTTGAGACATTCCTCAACCATAAAATAATCATTCCGAACAATTGGGATATGCACTAATTTACCGTTGATGTGCCCTAGAAATCAGGGTCATCAATATCCCGTATACCTCCGTGTTTTTTAATTTCTTTCATACCCTCATCTAACGGATATCCCCTCATGAGGCCGTCTTTCGTATGATATTCGAACACCGTGTACACGTTTCCTATCCTATCCCCTAAGAGTCTTTTCAGTTCGGCTTTCACTATCTCGTTTGTTTTATCGGAAACTTCCTTTAGCTGTTTCAAAGTGGTTAAGTCCATAATGCAAGTTTTATTTGCAAACATATGGAATTGTTATTTAGTTTTGCTAAAAATATTGGCAATATGTTTCAGGCGAAGGGCGAGATTAAATTCGAATATTTAGGCACGGTAAAGAAAGTCAAGTATATTTTCTGGAACCTAGCCGGGACTCCTGTGTTCGTATTTGACGATAAGCTCGGACGATCACACCAGTTTCAAAAGGTATTCGGTAAGTGGGAAGCCAGATGTAACGTTCAGCCTGACTGGCGCCCTGATTTCATAGAAGTGCTGTGCGAATCGTTCGAACTGGAATTTCAGGTAATTTACGCTAGACACAGAAATGTGCTTTATGGAATTAATGGGGCAAATAACCGATAGCGTTAATTATCGGCCATTCGGTCTATTTTATCTTACCCTGAGTAATATCATTATAAAGCTCAAGCAGGTGCCAGTAATCCGGGCACTTCTCATACGGTCCCTTGAAAATAGCAATACACATAAACGCATTGTCTAGGAAGCGTTTTGAGTTTATGATCTTTGCATGTGGCTTCCAATCAATTTCGAATGGCGGTGGATTGGAGTCGAAGTATTCTCTTAGTTGTTGGGGTGTCATGGGGCGAAGTTAAATAACCTCAGCAACATTTAGTAAAAATATGTGATTAGATTTGTAATAATCAGCAATGGGGCTGGTTGTAAATTTTTATATCGTGAGTCAATTTAATAAAAGAAAAATATTCAATGTTAGTTACTCAGAAGACAAACCGGTGATAGAGTTAATCAATGAGGATATCGGTAAAGTATTTGGGTATTATTACCAAGCGAAAAAAAGACAGTCATGCAGGCTTGTTAGTTATGATAATTTTAACCAATCGGCATTGGTTAAGACATGCGTTGTTGTCAACGGAGAATGGACTCTTGATCTGGACAATGATAAATTACCAGACAGGTATGTTAAGTACTCTGATTTATGTTACGCGACAGTCACTGTTATCTAAACAAACCCCTCCACATTAACCGAGCGGTTAGGAGGGGTTTTAACCTAAACCTAATGCGAAGATACTAAATTCCTGTCATCCTTGCCAACTCCCCCGCAAACGCTATTATTAAAGCCATAACAGCGCATAAGAGGTATATTAGTAGTATTGAGCTACGTTTCATGATTACCATATTGGGGGTTTTTCTTCCTCTATAGGCTTGTAGTGAGTAAACCTTTCAAGCCAAAAATCTTTTACAGATTCTGAATAATAGATGCTATCTATCTCACCATTGTCCCAAACAACTCTATAACCACCTTCTTTTTCAGGCAAATTACTTCCATCAGATTCAATGCGAATCCAACTGTTGTTTGTTTCGATATCTTTTATCGCGTTAGGAATGTAATATGCGAACTCATCAACGTTAAAAGATATTTTTTTAATAGATGCCGCCAATCTAACCTTTAAAACAGTCCATTCTTCCCCCACTACGTATGCCGTTGTTATTCCGCCATGTTCATCCATGTATGGTCTCATTAACTCGTACCATTCACCCCACGCCTCGCGTATGGCATTCTCTTTTGCTTCTTTATTTGTAAGTTGATTCATACTCTTCAATTGCTTTAAAAATCTGAAACGCTACCTGTGGTACCCATGCGTTACCATATCCTTTTATGGATTCGTTTCGCCATTTTGGAAAGGTAATTCCGTCCAGTTCGGTGGGAATCCCATCATCTCCGCTACAAATCGGGGATTGAGTTGGGAAGTCTTGCCAGTTAAATTCCGAGCGCGTTTCGTTAATGAATCTTGCCGTTCCGTTCCGGTCACTTTCTCTCCGCAATCTGATGCCATTGGGGTTGGAAGCAACTTCTGGAACTCCGCTATCTTGTCCTCTAAATTCCCCTTTCCCCTGTTGTTCGAACAATTGCCACCTGCTGCTCTTGCTCTCGGAGTTGGTAGAAGTCCAACGCTCGCCATATCCGTCAATTCCAATGAATTTCGGCTTTTCATTGAATCCATACTCCTCGGCGAATGACTGTCGTGCGCTACTGGAGTTGGTAGTAACCTGCTGTGTGCTAAATCTTTCAGAGTTGATGAATCTTTCCCATAAATCGTACGACCGTTTCTGTCTAGCTTTCTCGCCCCCCCTCCTTCTCCATCCCAAGCCCTCGGAGTAGGCAACAAACCATATTCTGTCCCGTCTGTGCGGGGCGTCCACGGATACAGCTGGAAGTATATACGGTTGGACTTTGTACCCTTCATTTTCCAGATCAACCTGCACCTGCTCGAATACCATCCCGGCATTCCAATTAACAAGGCCGAAAACGTTTTCGCCCACGATCCAACGTGGTTCAATCTCTCTAATTGCTCTAAACATTTCCGGCCAGAGGTGACGGTCATCTTCTGTTCCCTTTCGTTTCCCCGCTGCACTATATGGTTGACAGGGAAATCCTCCTGTGAGGATGTCAATTCTTCCTCTCCAAATAGAGAAGTCTGTTGTTTTAATGTTTTCATAGCTCGTTGCGTTTGGCCAATAATAGTCTAGTATTTTTCGTCCGAATGGGTTTATCTCACAGTGGAACACGTTATCCCATCCTACCCACTCTGCTGCTAGTTCGGCACCTCCAATTCCGCTGAATAGTGATCCGTGGGTCATAGGTTTGGCTCCTTCATAAATGTCATCCAAATCGTTTCTCCATTTTTGCTTGTTGTGTGTCCGAATAAAGGTTTACACGGAAGTAATTCAGTTATGTCATGAACCTTTATTTGATGCTCGTTCCATTTGAAAATTAGAACTCCGTATGGAACCAGGACACGCATGCATTCTCTGAGTCCGTCTCTTATATCATCTCGCCAGTGGTACGACAGCACACCGTACTTCTTGGCCATCCACGAATTTTTACCCAATTTGTTCAGGTGAGGCGGATCAAAGACTACTAGGCTGAAAGAATTATCAGGAAATGGCATTTGAGTGAAGTCGGCTATTAAATCAGGTTTAACTTGAAGTGCACGACCATCACACAAAATGTGTTCTTCAAACCTCTTATCCATGTAAAGGGTGTTTTGATTGTCTTTGTCGAACCACATCATTTTTGAGCCGCAAGTAGCGTCTAGGATACGCGGAGCAATCTGCATTACCCCCTTGTCGTCTGTGTAGGTCATCTCCATTATGAATTCCCTTCCACTTTAGTTGCGTCTATTGCTAGATTACGGCCGATTAAGTTGAAAATATCATAGTGCCACTCAAGTAGCTTCTCTACGACATCATATGGTAATTCTGTAGCTCCATATGCATCACCATTTTCACAATCAAATACAACCTCTCCACCATACATATGGGCTATATGAAATTCATCATGTCTACAATGATTAATCTCTTTTAATTCCTCTGCTGTTAATGCCGATAAAGGCCGTAGGATTGGTTTTACAGCACATAACGGAACAATAACACATCCCGTTTTATCTTTAAATTCCATTCCCCACCCTAACCAATCTCTAAGACCGATCGCTTCTCCATATTGTTCGCACTTCAACCCATACGGAAGATATGGAGCGATGTACCGTAGTTCTAGCTTATCCATGGTTGGCCTCCGTTTCTTTGTCGTGGATGGTTCCGTATACTCTTACATTTTCATAATAGCCATAGTCAAACTCAATATCCACAACAACCCCTTTACATCTCTGTTGTGGCGGGAGTCCTAAACCTTCTTTTAGATCGTAAACTATTTTATCTCCTACATAAACCTCTTTGCTAACCTTTGAAGTCAACGAATTATGTAGTTGCCCTATCGTTTCAGGTAAAACCCTTACACCTTGAAATGAGGTGTCATTATCAGTGAAGCCTAATGATTGGCAGTTGTTAATAATGAAAGCATATAAGCTTTCATCCGCCACAAAGTAAGGCACTCCATAAACCCACTTACCTTCTGGTGTTTTTCCTCTAAATTTTATTTGTCTTGACATTTCCTTTAATCTTTAGGTTTACAATTCCTCTACCTCTTCTAGGGTGGGGGCTATGTCGTACTGAGCAACTATATAACCAGGTCTATCCTTTAGTAGATCCTTGGCCTTGTTGTCAGCATCGAATGGGTTCTCAACGGTGATACGGACGATATCAGTCCGTATCAACACGACATCTACTTCGTAGCTCATTGTTATTTGAATTTGTGATCGTATAGGTACTCTATGTATTCAACATTTTCCCGTATCTTTTTATCATTTGTTATAAGTCCGGTAATGGTGTCTATTGAATAAATTACGGTAGAGTGATCTTTTCCGAAATGTTTTGCTATCTCCTTAAGGGTCAATTTTAACTTTGTCCTGATTAAGTACATCGCTATCTGTCTAGGGAAGACTATTTCTCGGTTTCTGGTTTTCCGAAGCAGCGCACCGTCATTTAATCCGTAATGGTTAGATATAATATCTATTATTCGGTCTATCTCTGACGAGTTTCTATATTTGATGAATCTGCGCCTATCGAATATTCCTAGACCGGCGAACAAATAAGGTGTCATACATCCTCCTTAACCATAAATGCCCTGCACTGTGTTAAATCGTTGTTCTGAACTATTCTTAGCGGTAGCCCGTTATCGATTATTATTTTTCTTGCCTCAGGTACTCTCCTGTCAAGATCGACACTCCTGTACTCATCACCCGAAGACATAATCTTCCTATAACCTGTATTGAACAGTTTGGCGAAGGTGTCAAATGCTGTTACATTCCTATCTCTTTCCATCTGTTAAGCTTTAATTTCTGTTCTGCTTCTGTTTCTTTGACTCCGAATACACCTTCACGACCTGCAACGAACTTGAAGTACAGGAACCAGTCTTTGCCCTGTTTAGCTCGATGAGTAAATCTGAAATGGAGATTATCTAGGTACGTGAAGGTGTAGGTTTTGGTAGGGTTAATCAATCCTATTTGTTAGGTCAAAAGGGCAACCCATCATCATCCGATGGCGAACTACCCAAGTCGAACGGTTCCGGAGTCGGAGCACTTCCGGACGATAACTTATCCACACGCCATGCCACTAATGAGTTAAAGTAAGTAGTAACCCCGTCCTTATTAGTCCAAGGTCTTCCTCTAAGGTTGAAGCTTACCTTTATCGAATCGCCTACACTCAGGCTATCGAATATGTTCACACGATCCTGTGTAGCTTCAAATTTGATGTATTCTTCAAATTGCGGGTTTTCCGCATACTTTACGATCAGATCACGTTTCTTAAATGAGTCTGATACCTGTTGTGTTTGTCCAACTTCGTGAACGATACCGGTTATTTCCATATTATTTTATTGATAGTTTTAAACCTAGCTTACCCCCTCGGATAGGAGGCTTAATCTCCATTACCTCACCTGTTTCATCGTTAATCATGGTTACAGGTTTGGTAATCGTTTTAAGTGTATTTTCTCTCTCTTTAAGGAGTCTACTATAAGTATCAACTTTAGCCTTTAGTTCCTCCCATATCGTGTCTCCGCAGACAGTAAAATCGTATGACACACCAGTCTCAGCCTGAGTTATATCTACGTTGAACTTACGATACACTTCACCTTTGCCTAGTTTTACGTGATCCTCGGCAATAGGCCTGACAGCCTTTTCTAGCTGTCCAAACAGCTCCTGACCTTTCTTGGCTATAACCAGTGCATTGATGGCATCGTACTGGCCGTCAACTACTGCGTTAGTAGCATTATGAACTATACTGGCCATATATGACTTGTTCAGGTTTAGAAGAGAGGAAACTCCAAGTTCCCTATCTTCTACTTTCATTATTTCCGATGTTTCCATTATGCGGCTGCTTCTTCAAGTTTTTCAGGTAATTTAGATTTCAACTCAGTGGTAAGGGCTGCATACTTCTTCTGGTCGTCTACACTAAGCGCCTTAAAAGCTATTCCGAGCTCTACTGTTGTTTTACATGATTTTAGACGGTCTTCAATAGATAGCACAGGCTCCTTACCACTTTCGCACCACTTTAAAATCTTATCTCCTGTTTCCTTTGTCACGATGAATGGGTCTACGCCTTCAAAAAGTTCTGTTCTATCCTTGGATACAATTGCCGTGTGAGTTTCTCTATCAATGTTGAATGATAGGGTAAGTTCATATTCCCATCCCTCTCTTTGTATCTCCTTCATTCCTACCTTTTTTACCTTTTTGTCATCACCCATAACCGTTTCGGTTTTTGACCTTGCGCATGCAATCACGTGACACTTGGATTGCAGTATGGCATTTACGAACTTATCATGTCTAGGTGTCGTTTCATTCCATGCAGACCATGAGTTGCCTTTATATTTAGCAGAGGCTAACTTGTCATTGATTTCTAAACATCCTCCGATTCCTGACCATTCATGAGAGCTTGAATCTATTATAATGACTTCCATTCCAGCGTTCTCACATTTATTTATAGCCTCAATGTATCGCTCAGGACTAAATGGCGCAGATAAAGGCAATACGTTGTACTCTCCTAAATGTTCGTACAGATCAGCTGATCCTTCTTCTGTGTCTATCACCACTACTTTAGACCAGTCCCCTTTTGCGAGACCGCAAGCTATAAGGAGAGCCGACATGGTCTTACCTGATCCTGATGGACCGGATAGTCCGAGACGTATCTTGGACTTTCTGCGTTCCGCTTTTCTTAATTCCATATCTTACTTACTTAATTGAATGATTAATGCCAATAATGCTATGCCGAACATGATATATCCGACGATCATGTTCGTCCTACGTTCTTTATCGCAGTCCATCGCTTTCTTGATGCGTCTCTCCGCCTGACGTGCTGCAAGGTGGGTATAGTTCTTACGTGCCCTGTCGATATCCGTTTCATCGAACAAGGCGTTCAATACTCCGTTTGTCCATAAGTGACCGTCTCTGTCGATCACTGTACGGGATAAGTCTTTAGTTTTCATTATTTTAAAGGTTTTATCAGTTCTATTCCAAGCTGTTTCCTTATTTCAGTTAGCCGCCTGTCAAGCTCTTCTTCTTCGTTGATCAATTCTTGTATCGATTCGAATTCTTTTGATATAATCATATTGGTCTTTCCTCGGTTGTTAAG